CGGGCCAAATCTACTGTTCCTGACGCAGTATCACGGGCCAATTGACCAGTACCTTGAACTAAATTTCCTGCTCCATCTAATACTGTATTTGTCAAACCGAGCGCACCCGATCCTGCTGATTTTAATAAATCACTAGTTGTATCGAGTGTCTTATTTAAGGCACTAGTACCAGTGTCCAATACCTTGCCTGCTACGTCTCCTGTGGTTGTAACAGTTGTGTCTAATACACCTGACAAATTGGAGCTTTTCACTACTGAATTCCCTGCCTCATCAACCGTACCTGAACCGCCATGTCCACCGCAGTTAGTACAATCGCCACCAGCAGGACAAGCTGGGCAAGCTGGACATACAGGTGGTACCATTTGTGTCTTTAACATATAATCATTGGAAAATCCACCCATTGGTGTATTGTTTGAATTCCAATACCAATACCATTTCCAATATTCATTCATATTTCCAGATCCATCAGGTGCAGGTGGAGAATCTGAACTGGACTCATCCGAACTGGACTCATCTGAACTAGAACCAGACTCATCTGATTCTGACTCCGATTCAAAGGGTACTAAACCATTCTGTTCGAATCTAAATACACTATTTGAACCTAAACTGTAGACTCCATCACTTGATCCACTATCTTCTTTATGTAAAACTAATATTAAAGTGCTAGATTGCTTGGCGATGTATACAACTAAATTACCACCCTTAATATCCTTCGCAATAAATCTTGTACTATTATTAGAATCTAGATTTTTGTCATTGGGGAAAACATAATCCGTAGCATCTAGTTTATTTCCACCATCAGATCGATCATAAATTGCCAAAGTATTGGTTGAATCCGATTCATCAATGTACAAATCACCATTGTTGATGTTATAATACACATGTTCCGCAACCTTGTAACAATCAATTAGCGTTTTCCCCCCTACTTCTACATCATTTGCTGCCCCAGCTGTGAAACTACTACTTGATACATAACTAACGTCCATGGGCTCGCCAAAAGTGACAGTGGATAAAGTATCATTTGATTGTAAATAGCCGAAATTATTTGCTCCCGTAGCATTATTATCAATAACATGAATATATGTCACATACCCATAATTTACATAAAAAAGCTGATTATTGGCATAGGATGTATATTCTGAAGGCACTGTCTTTGTATACCAATGATTATATAATGCCGATAAATCACTTCTATTTCCAGCCACATTTACACTTGAATCTAATGAATATGTTTTGACACCACTAACATCTATGCTAGAAGCGTCTATCCTTTCCTCAACACCGTTGCGATCATATACCATCACATATTCAATATCTTCACCAGATACACCCACCTCGGTACCCCATACTCGAATGATTTTACCTGAACCAGGATAAAAATAATTATTATCATAAAGTTTATCGCCCTCCGCATCCGTGTCGGGAATAGTAACTTTCGATAGAGCGCTAGCTTCCTCATTATAATTTACGAACCCTTCCGAACTATTACATATTTTGTACAAAATGAATAATACCAGTAATACAATGACTATTAAAAATAACCATGTTGGAATCTTAAAAGACAATTTCATTATATATAATATATATAATTAAAATAAAAAAGAACATATAATTATTTTTACCCTAAATACATTTCAACCACTAGAATAATATACCTTGTTCAGTCCATATTTATTCATACACTTTTCTAAAAATAACGTACAACCATAACATGGCTTCGAATTCATTATTACCTCACTATTTTCGCCTCTACCTAATCGAAAAACGTACATATTTGCCCCCTTCAGTTTATTAATATCACCTGCCTCTTTCACTACGTTCTTCTCTGCATGTATACTATAATTCGAATAGCCACAACCTTGACTTCGTGAACCAATCTTATTATGGGCATGTGCGATTATTTTACCTCTTGATACTAACACCGCCACATGAACACTTGTATAATGTCTCTTCTGTATATTCTGTATATTCGGATCGTTTCTAAATTTTTCGAAAATTTCGGTCATTATATAACTATACTATTCACGTTTTATATTTTTAATTGTATAGCTAAAAATATAATCAATTTATTACTTTGCTCTATAAGGAATCGCATATGGATTTGTTCGCAATACATCACTAAAGTTACCTTCCATGCGCTCAACATTGATATTTTCATCCAATGGTCTACGTTCAATCATTGTACCCATATTTGAAATAGATGGAGTTTGTGCCATGTGTGATGGCGCCATTTCACGTGCGCTTATCAAACCAGAATACTGTTGTTTTGAACTCTGGTTAATATGGTCAGAACCCATCTTCATATTTCCTTGAACCAATCTCCCTTTAATCGTCGATGATTTCACATCATTATTTCGCTGATTTAATTCGGCTTCATATGATCTTTGTTCCTGTGACCCAACACCATTTCCTACATAACAAAAATCACCTTGCGTTTGACGACTATTCGCCGCCTGCTGATGTGGCGTCACTTGATGAGCTCCCTGTATATGCCCATTGAAATTTAAATGACCACTACCTTTCTCGGTCATCTCGCGATTCGTTGTTGGAGCATTATTTGTATTTGGCGCATATGTAGCATTCACTTGTGATTTGGGATTTTCATATAATCTCATATTTCCAATCGTATTTTCCTTACGAGTAGGCTTCAATGCGTCTAAAAGAGGCGAAAGCGCCGCTCCAAAAGCTCCACCGATTGCGCCAAAATATCCATCCTCCATATTAGAAGATCGATTATTGGGATAAGCCATCTTACTCTTCATTCCATAATCAGATTCCGTTGCGCTACCATGTCCAATAGCATTGGCCACCGATAAAGGATAAGATTCCAATTGTTGTCTATGCGGCTCATTGTGCTCTCCGTCAACATAATATGAATTATTACCATAAGCCGCCACACCCGAATATGATACCGCGGTGTCAGGACGAGACACATGGCGGTCTACGTGAATTGAACGCATTGTTTGACCTTTTTCTAAACCAGTTGTTGTCATATATCGATCCTGTTTCATCTCAAATGATGTTTCTGGTCTATGCTTTTCTTGTACACCTTGCTCTCCACGTGCCTTAATATGACTGTTCGCTGGACCTTCGTAGCCCAATAAGTTATATGACACTTTAGGATCAGTTACCACGCGTAGCTCATCCACTGTCTTCGGCATCCATGCTTTGCGATCCATCATACCCGAATTAAATCCATCCGCACCTTGAGATGTGTATCCCAATCCTAAACCTGGGGCAACTTGAGCCTCTTGAAATGGCTTTGTATTTGCCATGCGCAAACTAGGATTCACACGCGAGCGCATGAATTCGGTTTGATTAGGTGTTCCGTGAGCATATTGAGTATTTTCTTCAGGCGCAAACAAAGGTGCTTGTTCGCTTTTGGTGATAAATTGCGTACCTGAACCATTCATGCTGTCTAAAACTGATTCATTTGAATCTAGATTAATTTTGGCGTTTTTTAATGAACCGTTAAAAGGTACCATATTGGAATGATTGAAATATTTAGCATCGACTTCATCACCTGTTAAAGAATAATATATGGCGTCGTCCATGTTGGAATTATTTTTCGCTAAAGCGCCGTTTGTAAAAAATTTGTCGGTATATGCCACATTCGGAGCATATTTATTCATACTAGATAATTTCGATGTAGCGGCTGTCTCCGAACTATCTACTTGTTGAGGATAATTTGCGTCTGGATTATTTGTATTCGGTAAGGAATCGAATCCCTCTTTCTTTTTGTTACAAGCCACATATAATCCACCTATTGCAACTAATGGTATAGCTAATTCCATATTATATATTATATATTTATTTTTATACTAATATATAACGTTTTCATATTTTTCTAACAAAATTATCCTTCAATAATGTGCGACTTGGTTCGTTAAAATTAAAGGGTATTTCAACATGTTTCTGTGTATCATGTAACGGATACTCCCAACGGTGCGACTCCATATCTCTAAACGTCCATGCGGGTAAAGATGCGCGAGACTCATCGATAAATGCCGCCTCGCTAGGATAACTGACTTCGCTAGTAACCGCTTCCAAATCCTTGTAATTCTTCATGTTTTTAGATAAACGGTTATTCATATTTCTAAAATCATTCTCCATTTCAATCGTATTGCCACGGAGATTTGCCCCCCATTTTTGAAGACGGACATGTACATCCTCTACAAATGGCGTTTGTGGTCCTGGACCAGGTGCGTCCAGTTGATATAACCCTACGCTTAAACTTTCTTGTAATCTTTTTTTTACCCTAGCATCATCATCATTGAATCGTGTTAAAGACATTATATACTTAAAAAATATTAAAAAATGTGTATTATTTCTATTCATATTCCTCAGACCATACCACATTTATCGGGGTATCCCATTCCGTATATGCTATTGCTTTGCTCGTTGGTCGCTCTAAATTCAATAATGTATCCAATGCCTTTTTACGCCGATCTAATGGAAACATTCTTTGCGGTAATTTCCTCGATTGAAATTTCCATGCCCATTCAAATTGTAGTGCCGCCGACCACGAAGGAAAATTTTCGACATAACATACACGTCTCCACGTCTCACCTTTGGCTACCTTCATACTTGTTGCTACTGCTCCACCTTTTATTTCTTTATTATGTTGCCGTAAACGTTTCTCTAAATCTACCGTTGCGCCAACATATGTTGCGTTATCACTTGATTCGAGCAAATACACATAAAACGGCATTATAATAGTTATGCATATTTTTGTAATATAACTCCTGGCACTAATTGCGTTTTAACAGAGTCCATCTTCTTATAACATTTATTTATCGTGACCTCACTCACACCACATATACATTTTATGTCATTTTTACTTATATTTAAACTACAAATATTACAAATGAAATAAATGATCCCAGCAGCAATCGAATGTGGAGCATTATCATTGATTATATTCATTGTTTCTATCTTTTTACATATGAACATCGCCAACTTTGTCAGTTCAGTATTGATGTTTAGTTTACTACAATATCGCTCTATAAACGATATAGGCTTAGTAGTACCTAAATCAGTCTGTTCATGCGGTTGATAATTTCGCTCGATATTATTCAATATCGTCACTGCCATTGAACAACCCGTAGTTGCGCTCGTTTTGTCCAGTTTGAAAATGTCCGCTATTTCATGAGCCGTACGTGGACAACCATTTAATCGACAACTTATATAAATCGATGCTGCCTTGATACCATCTCGGTTCAAACCTCGAAACATCTTTTGCTCTGATATGTCTTTATGAATTGCGATCGCATCATCGATGAATATTTTAGGAATACCTGAATTCTGTGCCATAGTTGTTATAAACTGGAACTCGGAATACAATGATTTTTCACGATGCGGCATCGATTGCCATTCAGTCCATCGTCGTATTTTCCGCATCTCATATGATGATGTATTGCTACATAACACTTTACAACCGAAGGATGATTCGACTAAAAGAGGATTGATTGGATTACCACAACGGGTCGGATCATTCGAGTTTTTATCATCACTATAGAACCTCCATTCTGGCGAATAATCCAATGTTTCACTGTATATTATTCCACATTGATTATTTGAACATGTAGGTAGACCATTTTCCGCGATAACTAATACATTTTGACATAAATAACATAAGTCTATTTCATTCGGTTTCTCCTGTATTTTTTCTTCACGAATGTCATTATCGAAAGCTTCCCATAACTTATTTTTCTCATATTTAGAATAATGAGTCTGTTTTTTTTGCGTTTTTCGCTTCTCCGAAACATCGTAGTTTACATGAACTTGTGATTGCATTATAGTATTTTAAATTAAAAATAATATAATTAAACGCATTCAATTTTTTTTAAAATGATATATTAGTATAGATTTAAAGAATGTCAGATAATGAAGAAAACCCAAATATCACCGAAGAAGAAAAGAAAAAGAAAGAAGCAAAGAAGAAAGAATGGGAGGAAAAGAGTGGGAGAGAAAAGATGATGTTGAGAGGAGACCGAGTATTCAAAGCTATGGGATTTAAATCAAATGGTGAAAAACAACAAGAGGCAAAAATCGTTGCATCAATCATTATGCAACTAGTGAGTAAATTATTACAAGAAGGTAATGGCAGTCAATTATTACAAACAGCTATTGAGAATGAAGCGAAAAATTTCATGGAAAAAAGAACAATTTTAGATAGAATGAGAGGTAAACAACCCAGTGTTCAAACATATTTAATGAAACAAAATGAGAAATTAAAGAAAGAGTTTACTAGAAAAGAAATTGAAGCAACATTTGCTACATATACTGTACTTGATTTTGAAAATATTATTATAGATGTTGCTACTAAAATATTGAGTTCGTCGAGAGAGTCCTTTTGTGCGGAAAAGGGGGAAAAAATTTCAAATAAACCTAAGAATAATTATCAGGAATTATTTGATGCTTATACAACAAATTTAATATCTAATTATTCTATAGAAGACTTAAAAGGAATGACTGGAAGTATAGAAGACTTAAAAGGAATGACTGGAGGCAATAATGAGACAAAAAAAAAGGGTGGAAGAAGAAGAAGAAGTACTCGCAAAATAATGGGTGGAATATTGACTGATGAAAAAGTAGTAGAGCTACTGAAAGCAAGCAATGCTGAAAAACTTATAAAAGATAATATACTCAGTGGTGAGTTTATAAAACAGTTTTTCAAGAACCGTGGCGTCCAAAATATACTTAAAGTTAGCATGAAGGCAGCTGTATCTGCAGATAAATCTACCGATAACACAGTACATAATCCTTTACGCGGTAACGACAAAGCAAGTGACGTGTCAACAGAATTATTAGCAAATGCTATGGGAAAATTAGACATGGAAACTGTAAAGAACATAATTAATAGTAAAATCGCATCAAATCAATTGATTATACAAATGATATATGACGCTATTGGAAATGTATTATGTAAGAATGATGATCTTAAAAAAAATATGATTAAAATTGCTGAAACGAAATTTGACTCTAAGATCCAAAATGATAAAACAATACATGATGGTTTGAACGAGGAATAACTTTAATATAAAATAGTTTAATAGTATATATTATGAGCGACATAGAAGATAAAAAGGGAGCTTTCAATACGCTTCTAACAAAAAAATTTGAAACAAATTTAATTAACTTTCTAGATCATGTAGATTTAACAAAATTTAAACTTGAACTAGAGAAAAAAAAGATAGAAGAGAAAAATCCAAAAAAGAAAGCGACGAAAAAAAAGTCAAGAAAAAGTCAAGCAACCAAAGAAAGAAAACAAACAGATGAGGAGAAGAGGAAATCAGCGGAGTACCAGGACTTGAATCGACGAGAGCAATTAACCATGGTGCCCTGATTCATTTAATAATCACGTTCTTATAGTATCTAACGGATAACCTATCAAAATATGTAATAGACCTGATAAAGATGAACTTAATATAGAAATGTGTGTTGATATCATCATTCATATTTACTATTTAGTAAATATAAATTATTATGTGGAGAATCCAGGTATCGATCCTGGTACCTCTCGCATGCTAAGCGAGCGCTCTACCATCTGAGCTAAATCCCCATGCGACAACTGCAGGACTCGAACCTACGCATCCATTGGATAATGCCTTAGCAGGGCATCGCCTTAACCACTCGGCCAAGTTGCCATATGTATGTGTGTGTGTTAGTTAGTATGTTTTATTAGAGAAAATCAGATAAATGTAGTTTGATATTATTCTTACATGACTTTCTTTTTTTCTTACCTCCAGATATTTCGCGTCGTCGTCTTCTTCGTGTCAATGATGTACTAGCGACATCTCCAATCTGTTGTAATTTAGTGGCCCCAGTTATTGCTCTCAATGTGTATGTACCACCCGTAGCCAATAAAGAATATCCAACACTTGTAAATCGCCAACATAGTGTAATACCATTAATTATTTCATCGGAATCCATTTTTAATACATGATTTATTCCGTCATGTGTTTTATCAATTACACATTTCGACATCGCTCCTGTATCCATAACACTATTCATTAAATTCGTTAGGGTACTACCACTGGGAGCCATACATCCACTTTGTACTCTAAATTCTATTTCGCGCTTTGCTTCTTTACTTACCGTTTGTAATAATGCGATCGGTATATTTCGCAGAGTTGCTTCAAAATTCGTAAATAATCCAATTGTTGTTAAATCAAGATCGAACCTATCATTCAATGCCATCAAATTCATATATGCTTCATATATCAATATTATCCCAATAATAACAGCCACTATAGCAGTACAAAAACTTTCATCAAAAAAAGCTCTACGTGGAGGACTTGCCTCTACTAAACTATTATCACCCCCCCTCGATGATTTTGACTTACTTTTTTTAAAAAATGTGCTATGTTTAACAGTATTATCTAAATCCGCCACGAATTTCGCAATAACTTTTTTACCTTTCTTGGATATTAAATAATTCATAGCTCTCCTTAAATCTTCTGGTAACATCTCCTCAAAACTAGACATTAACTCCTTTTCTGACAATTTAACAGGAATAATGGTCAAATTCATTAATGGTCTTAAATCTTTTATTATATTAATTGACTTAACCATTAGATTTGATTGTTTATTTATTAATGTGCGCATATTCTTGTTGGCTACAATTTTTGAACCTGAATTACTAGAACTCATATATATTATATAAATATTTTTTATGCGTCGTTCTTCTTATTGGCATTTTCAACTATCTTTTCATTGTGTTCCTTAATACCTTCTTCCGTAGCAACTTCGCGACTATCAAAATCAACCGTCTCCTTTACACCAATTAGATTTCCTGACTCGTCAATTGTTTGTGTCAATGTATTCCCTGATTCTTTTGCCTTCTTAATATTCTCCTCAATTGCCTTACGCTTCGTATCCAATACTCTCTTATCGAACTCCTCCTTTGCCTTTGTCTCATTCTTCAACTTCTCGTGATGAAGCTGATTCAACTCATCCTCCATAAATTCAACGCGACCTGTCTTATACGCATCGGGATCCCATGGAATCCACATTCCGATTGGACCAACATAAATATCATGATGAGGATCGATTTCGCGCAGCTTCTTACATTTCATTTCCGCCTCTTCTTGCGTTTGAAAGACACCTCGAATCTTTAATCCTCGCACTGAAGTTTTAAATTCATTCGCCTTTTGGAACTCGGTATTCAATTGATCTTCATTTTGTTCTATGTATGTTTTAAAATCATCTGCAAACGACGTCTGCTTTAAACTCTCCTTCTCCTCCTTTACGAACTCCTGGAAATCTTGTAACACATCATCCACCTTCAAGTTATTTTTATAAGAAAAAAAGTTAATGAAATCAGATGTTTTCGTTACTATCTTGGTATATTCCCACTGCTCGACAAACTTCTCGAAATTAAACATTTCGCGTTGCTTTAGAATCTTTTCTGGAGAAACAAACGACATGCATGCGAATTTCTGCCCAGCAATAGGGGCATCTTCGTCACACAAATCAATATATTTAGGATTAGGTTCGCCATTTAGGGTTTTTCTCTCGAATGTAGACATTATATAATATTTAGCATGCTTTTTTTAAATTATTTTTCTTATATTATAATATAAATGACAAGTATTGATGTCAATGAATTGTTGAAACGTATTTTTAAATACCTAATTGAAGGTGTATTTGTCGCCGTAGCTGCTTATACCATCCCTAAAAAAGCACTTAATATTGAAGAAATTGTAATTATCGGGTTAATGGCCGCAGCCACTTTCTCTGTACTTGATGTATTTGTTCCTTCCATTGCCTCCAGTGCTCGTGGCGGTGCTGGCTTCGGTATTGGTGCCAATCTTGTTGGTTTCCCTCGTATTAATATGCTATAAATATAAAAAAAATTGATTCGATTATATGGTATAATAAAATTATTATAATACCATGTCCGCACCTGTTAATTTTGATGAACAATACGCACGCGCTAGAAAAACCATTGAACAAGCTGTCGAAAATAAGCAAACCATTGTATTATTCGGCGGTGATGCTACTGGTAAATCACATATTTGTAAAGAACTAAAAAACAATTTTTCAGAAAAAGATTATACATTCTACTTTTATGAAAAAAATAGCCATAAAAATTTTGAATATAATACACCTTGTGTTGTTCAAACTCAGGATATTGAGTGTTTATCGCATATTCATAGATATATACGATCCGATGAATTAGGAGTAGTATTTGTAAACATGAATTATCATTCACATCCTTCATTCACACACAGAACATAATACAAGGGGCACAGCCCCTTGTTACCAATTCGCCTTCTTCACATTTATATTCGCACCTTTATTCTTTTTCTTATGATTATTCGGATCATATTCCTCATCTTCGTCGTCCGAACCAATATTTTTACTCAATTCCCAGAATTCCTTTGAACCCAATTTGAAATTCGGATGATTTTCCGCTTTATACCAAAATATTTGGTCAGTTATTTTATTCGATTTGGCATTGTTATTTATTACTAAACATTCATAATTTTCAGTAGTATTGTCCATTACCGCACAAAAACTCTCCAATGTAGGAAACATAGACGCATAATTCTCCCAAATACGCTTTCTATTTGTCAAATATGGCTCACGTAAAAGGAATACATAATCAATGTTTGTACGCAAATTAGGAGGTATACCCAGTGGATACTGCATGGTTATTATTAACATTATCTTCCAATGACGACCATTCATGAAAAGCAACCTCATCATCTTGTCTTTAGTCCAACTCTGATCATATAAACAATCGTCCATAATTACGAATGCTCTAGGGTCAATTGATGTCCTTTTATATGTTTCTACTTCTTTTTTCACCTGTTTCAATACTGTTTTCTGACGACGTAATATGTTTTCTATCAAAACGGTATTA